TGGGACACGAGCCCACTGAAAAGGTACATCGGAAAGTACTTTCGGGATCTCACCCCCGAGGACAAGGCGAAGATTAGCAACTACAAGTTTCTCATTCACGTCCTCGATCCCACGTTGGCGGAAAATCCCGAGGAGCTTGCGGCGTTGTGGGTCCGGCTCAACAACTCGGGGAGTAAACTGAACCAGTACGAAATGTACAAGCCAATCTACCACGTCTTTTACGCTCTACTCGAGACCGAGTCACAGAGTTGGCTCGGGACGCACCTGAACCCTGCACCGCCTCCACTGAAGCCGGGATCGAAGAAGAAGGAGAAGCCGAAACGTGGCGAGCCGGAGGAACAGCTCATGAAGCTGCTCGCCTTGAGCGAACCGGCTGCCCCTGCCAATTTTAGTTCCACCCCTGACATGTACAAAAAGTGGCGCACAGCGACGTTCGGAAAGACGTCCGATGTGGTTTCCAACTTTGAGGCTAAGAAAACGCACTTGGATGCGCGTCTGAAACACCTCCGGGACGTCTATGCGATGCTCGAGAAGCATAAGATCCTAGACGAAAAGCCGAATGAAATTATTCTGCTCACGCTCATCGGCCGAATTGCACGCTGGTGTCAGGCGCGCCCGATGCTCACGCGGTGCGAAACGCGTCTCGTCGAGTACGCGACCCTGATGCTCGACATGCCATCACCGGAAATGGCGAGCATACTTGGGTGTGGTGAGCGGAACGGACCGTATCAGAAACGACTCATGTACCGCATCGACCGTGACATTCACGACATTGTCGAGCAGCTCGACGATCCGCGTCTGTTTACGCCGACCCAACAGATGATGAAACTCAAAGAGCAGGGGGGCGTGTGTCCCGAATGCGAAAAGCCGATCGAGTGGGGTCAGAAATACGAGGGACACCATGACAAGCCGTACAGTCAGGGGGGACCGACGACCCTAGCAAATCTTCGGGTGCTTCACACAGAGTGTCACATGGCGCTTCATGCCCGAAGCTGAACGCGCCATCCAGAGCCGAGCGCACGCTGAGTCGCAAGACGTGCACCCTCGAGGCTCGGCTTGGACCAGAGGAACCAACGTGACCAAAAACCCGCAGTGTACCGTCCACTCGGACCCCACGATTCACGACTCCGGTGACGCGTGAGGTAACGGTGCATCCGCGAAGCGTCTTTATGCATAGTGTAATCGAGATAGCCTTTACTGCCAAAGTTGACGTGGCGGACCCGTCCGTCGACGTTGAACGTCGCCTGCCATTTCTTGTCCACCTTGGGGCTACGACGCACCGTGACGGTCGGCATTACACATGACTAAGAAAAGTAAATGGCGCGCATAAGGGTTGGATCCTCGAGCGGTCTGAGATCCGGGCGATCCTTTATGATGCGGGTCGTGGCGGCATCCTGAATCTCGGCAATCTTACGCTCGAATGCGTTCAGGTCCTCACCGGTTGCGCGTTTGAAATCCTCGGTCGACGCAACATCCTTGAGCGCGAGCAGGTAGCCCATCGCATAGTTGGCGTGCAACATCTGAATCACCTCGGCGTCGTCTTGAATGCTCGCGACTGCGTAGCGCGCCGCCTGTCTGTACAACGTGCGTACCAATTCGTCGTCACCGGTTGCATACGACGTTCGGGTCATCATCACAAAAACGATCAGTACGGCGACAACCGCAACTGCAATCAGGACTTCCATCTACAGTACTTATAGATAAAAACCACGGGCGCATGTTCCCCATGTACCTTCAGACGATTCAGGCGAGTGCGCTACGCACGATCTTTGAGGTGCTCAAGGATATCGTGAATGACGTCAACGTCTATTTCACGCCACATGGTGTGCGGATCGTCACGCTCGATACGGCGCGCGTGACGCTCGTCCACATGTTTCTGCCGGCTGAGAATTTCGAGGCGTACACGTGCGAGACTGAGGTGATTGCCGGGCTCAACATGGCCAACACGCACAAGCTGCTCAAGTCGGTGACGAACAACGATTCGCTCATCATGCGCATGCAGGGTCGCGACGTGCTCGAGATTGAGATTGAGAACACGGTCAAGCACTCGACGACGACATTCAAGCTCAAGCTGCTCGACATTAACGAGGATGATCTGAATGTACCGGACATTGACATGGATATCGTGACGACCATTCCATCGGTTGATTTTCAACGCATCGCGCGCGACATGGCGAACCTGTCGACCGAGATGACGATCAAACGTACAAAGACCACGCTCGAGCTCAGCTGTGCCGGTGATTTCGCCGACCAGATGACGACGCTCGACTGTCCCCCGGTCGATCGCGACGAGCCGGTCGGCGGGACGTACGCGCTCAAGTACATCAACATGTATACCAAGGCGACCAACCTGTGTTCGAGCGTCCAGCTGTTTCAGTTTAGCGAGCCGAACATGCCGATGGTGTTCCGGTATGCCATTGCAAACCTCGGCGAGATTAAGTTTTACTTGGCCCAAAAGTCGGAGGATATGTGACCGAGCACGGTCGTGACTCGGACCGCCGGGATTTGATCCGGTACGACGAGCACGGGGACGAAGACGATCCGTATGGACCATCCCCTGAAAGTCACACGGGGCTTCAACTTCCATGTCCCCAATGCGTACCGGATGGTGTCCCCGGTGATGACGTTTCGAGGGCCGGCGAACCGACGGAGTTGGTCAGTGATATCCTGATTCGTGTCCATAATCTCTGCGGTTGCAATCGGGACATGAAACCCTGGCGCGCCGTGATTCATCGGCCAGGTTCCAACGTGCGTGTACTCTCGGGCGTTGAAGACGTACGTGATCGCCTTGAGGTTCGACCCTTCAATGTCAGCCACCTCACGTACCGTCATATTTTTAGGGGCCAAGGCGGCGACAATGTCCATAACTTATAAAGATGTACACTCTTTATAACTTATGGAACGGCGCATAAACGAGCGTATAAAGGAACTCGAGGATGATCCCGACGCACTGTACGAATACATAGCTCAGTGTATACCGCACATCAAAGAGTACACGACCGATCGCCCCGGTGGTATCAAGCGCAAGGACATCTTTGACGAATACATGTCCAGAGTCGAGGATACGACGGTCGAAAAGTACCAAAAGCCGTCAGCCATCGACGTTCCGTCCGAGTGCGCACAATGTAAAGCCAAGTGGTCGATCGTCTTTGAGCACGAGACGAGTGACCATGTGTGCAGTGAATGCGGCTACGTGCAGTACGTTCTGTGCAACGAGCGTGGATTCAAGGAGGAACAGGAGATGGATCGGAACGTCGTGTACTCGTACAAGCGCGAAAACCATTTCAACGAGTGGGTCGCTCAATTTCAGGCGAAAGAGTCGACGAGTGTACCGGATGACGTGATTACGCAGCTGCGTCTCGAGTTTAAAAAGCAGAAGATCAAGGATGCGTCTGAGATTACGCACCGCAAAGTGCGCGGCCTGCTCAAAAAGCTCGGCCTCAACAAGTACTACGAACACGCGCCATACATCACAACGATTCTCAACGGCGTCAAGCCGCCAACCATGCCTCAAGAACTCGAAGACAAGCTTCGACTCATGTTTGGTCAGATTCAAAAACCTTTTGAGAAGCATTGTCCGGCGGATCGGAAAAACTTTTTGTCGTACAGTTTTACGCTCTACAAGTTTTGCGAGCTCCTCGGCGAGGATGAATATCTGCCGTGCTTTCCGCTCCTCAAGTCGAAGGAGAAGCTGCACCGACAGGATGAGATTTGGAAGCTCATCACCAACGAGATTTCATGGGAGTTTATACCGACAGCAACCTAGGGGTACCGGCACACATTCTTGGTCGCGCACGTGAATCGAAACAACATGTACGTGTAGTCGCGCTCGGGCAGCAGACCACCCGTGGCGTTCATGAGCTTGATGCTCAGGCGGTCGAGCTGTCGGATCGGCTCGATGTACTTTGTCTCGATCGGGAAATCGCTGCCGGACTTGAAGATTGTGCGCGTGTACTGCTGATCGGTCGGGATGGTGGCGAATGCCGACGTGAGCTGCGTCACGTTTGAAAGTGCGGCTGACGCGGACCCTCCGGTTGACGTCGTACCGCTCGCCTGAAACTTGTACTGGCTGCTCGCCCGATCGTTAAACTTGGACATGAGTTCGGTGACGTAGACATACATGATGTTGCTCGTCGCCGTGTTGGCGTGGACGCTGGCATAGATCAGCTCCGCCTTGACGACGTTCTTCAGGGTGTTGTTCAGATAGACGACAAAGTCGACGTTCGACGAGGCGTACACTGTATCGACCCGGACGGTGTACACTTCGGTGTCGCACATCTTATCCTTCTCGGATATTTTTTGTGTGCACATGTCACTGCATGGGCGGCAAGACGAAGGAGCTTTTTCTCGGCGTGGTCATTTTCTTCACGGTTGAGCGAATCGCAATTCTGATCAGCTCGCACGCCGTCGAGTCTACCCAGGATATCCTGGTTGCTCGTAAGCGCGCGTTGATTGAGCTCGTGGTTCTCGTCGCGGCTCTCCTAGTGACGCTGAAGGTGTTAAAAGCGTGAGGCGATGAGTATGTATGATGAATTGTTACCGTGATGAGACGTTCGTGCTTTGCCGAACAAAGGGGTGGGACAAGGCTCCCGTGAGCACAGTATGGCTTCTCTTCACCGAAGAGATTGGTGAACTCGCGTCGGCGATCCGACAATACCAGCGTAATTTCCGCAAGACGGGCCTCAAGAAGGATCGAGGCACGGACATTACGACCGAGATGGGTGACGTGTTTTCCTACCTGTTCCAGCTCGCCTACATGCTCAACGTCGACCTCGACGAGATGTGGTTGAAGCACAGGGAAAAGGTTCAGACCAGAAAATATGTTGACTAAAGTTAGATGACTGAATTTCTGGCCGACGATGACACGGCTATGAACCGCATCAACCCTTATACTGCGACGGCGACATTCGGTATTTCGTACAACGGCGGCTATAAAGGACCCAACACGCAGACATGGTACGCCCCAGAAGAAACGTCTGCGTCTTGGGAGACTCCTGTTGAGCAACCCGAGTATCTCGATCACTTTGGCCCGAACCAACTCAACAAGTCGGGCTCAATGTACTTAAAGACGGGTGGGATCCACCCCGCGACGAGCTTCATGTTCCCGGCCCGTAAGATCCAGCACGACGATGGTCACGCCACCTTTTCACGCGAGACGGTGTGGCGCGACGGGTCCAACTACGTGAGCGGTCTGCCCACCGGTTTTGACGTGACGAAGAACATGTGGCCTCTCATCTTTGCACTGTTTGTGCTCATCGGCATCCTCGTCGCGGCGAGAAGATTTCGGCTCTAGATCTTTTGGACTTTCGCCGCCTCAACCTTGATCAGTTTCTTTTCAAGCAACGCGCGTTCGAGTACGCCCCGACCGTCTAACTTCGGGCACTGGTGCATCTCCAGCTGGATACACCTTGTGCAGAATCGATCGGAACATTCGCGACACGTAAGTACCAGAAGGCCGACCTTCTTGTGGCACTTCTGACACGGGGCCATCGTCTTCTACTACTTCGCACGGTATTTCCTTAATCAATGCGGCTGCGAGAACGCTGATGTTCGTCTCATCGTCCTCGTCAACCACCTGACAGAGTCCCGTCTTGCGGCGCTCGAGCACCTCGTCCCAGAACGCCTTGGCGCGCGGGAGGATGCGCGCAAACCATTCGCGATCGCGCGGCACCTCGATGACGTCAAACTCCTGTGGCGCATCCGGACGTAGAAATCCCGCCGGACGGTACTGGATGAAATCACACGCCTCGAGATCGAGCACCTCGAGCAAGAGCTGAATCTGCGGGAAATAGTACTTGGGACACTTGTGCTCAATCTTGCGCGTCAGTGGACACTTGATTTCGATAAGACGCCCAGATTCTGTAACACCGTCGGGAGATCCGCCGAGCCACTTATGCACG